AGGTACTGGCACTGGCACTGGTACTGGAACAGGCACTGGTGTTGGAACAGGTACTGGTACTGGTGTTGGAACTGGGGGTGGACTAGATGGTACTATTGGTGGTGTTACTGGGGGTGGTACTCCAGTCAATCCAAATATAACCAATCAACTGGGTGCAACTGCTCCAGGCTTAACGTATAATCAGAAGAGAGGTCTATCACCATCTGATCAAGCCGCTTTAATTGGTTTAGGTGGTACTGTATCTATCTTTCCCACTGTCATACAGAAGTTACTTGGAGACTTAGACTTTCATCTAGCAAGTAATATTGGTCAAGATTTAACAGGTAAGTTATGTGGTGCTTATAGTGATGTGCTAGAAGACTTAACAAAAGCCTTTGCTGTTGTCAAGACTGGTAAGGCATTATTAAGTCAAGTCGAGAATCTACTAGAGAAAGATGTTAAGAAGTTAGCAGAGAGTGTAAAGCAGAAAGGTATACTAGCAACACTATTGGATATACTTAAAAAGGTCATTGAAGAAGCAGTGAATGCCGCTAGAAAGGCAGCCACAGCCGCTATTACTGCTGTGCTTGGTGCTGTATATGGAGCCGCTAAAGCATCTATGGCTGTCATGAAGAAGGCAGGTAAGATACTACAAGACATACAGAACTATATGCAAAGTGCTACTGTAGCGAGTATGATAGAAGATATGGAGAAGTTAGTTGCTGAGTTAGCCTCTTCATTTGAGAGACTTACTCCTGAGAACATTGCTAATCTATTGTTTAGATTATGTCAAATGGCTCGTGATCTACAGATGATATTAATGGCGCCTGCAATTAAGATGCAAAGATTTGCGGGTAGTTTGTTTAGTGAGAGTGCTGTACTGAAAAGCGAGAATGCAAGAAACACACAGAAAGCAGTTAAGTATGGTGCTTTACGAGTGAGTGATGACGATAGAAAGGCAAAGAAAGACAAGATTATTGCCAAGCAACAGTCAGCACCCCCATCGAATAGAGAAGCAGATTACCTTACAAACGAGGGTATTACACAAGAAGAGATGTCACATATACTGACACTCAGCGGTAATCCAGAAGCAACCTTTTTAACACCACAGATAACCTTCTCTTCTAAGGTAATATCTAATAAAGAGTTTCAGAATCTAAGTGATAAGCTATTAGCCCGAGTCATAAGGATACAGAAGCAGACTGGATATAGCTATGAGATTATCTCTGGTAGAACAAAGAAGAGTGGTAATCCAAAGCGTATGGGTGCTGTTGGTAAGACAATACACAATACTGGATATGCGGTTGATATTAAGGTAACAGAAGCACAAAGAGACGACACTATTGTAGCCGCTAGTAGAGCAGGCATTACTGGTATTGGTGTATATAAGAATCATATACATCTTGATACGAGTGCCAGACGATCATGGGTATCTGGATATAGTGGACAAGCACTTGTGGATATAAAAGAGATTACAGAAAAGCATGATATAGATGGCTTTAGAAAGAAACGCTCGTAATAACGCATAAATATATAACGGCAGTATAGGAATCAGGTATGGCAATTAGGACACCAAGAACTAAAACAAGAGAATTCTTTTCAGACTTTGGATCAAACTTAGAGAAGATCCCAGGTCGATCTGATCTTGCACGAAAGGTTAATGAAGCCGCTGTAAAAGAAAGTGTAAAGAATCTTGTGTTGACAGATCGTGGAGAACGACTCATGCAACCAGAGATTGGATGTGATATACGAGGGTCTTTATTTGAACTTGCTACGCCTAACACTATACTCATACTCAAAGAGAATATACGAACAACACTGAGAACATATGAGCCTCGTATTATAGTAAAAGATGTACTTGTACAGGGCAATGTAGATCGAAACGAAATTGCCGTTGAGATTATATTCAGTGTAATAAATAGTAACAGAGACTCATCAATTACAATCGATCTTAGTAGGGTAAGATAATGACAGATATATCACCGGCAACAAATCTTGACTTTGATGCCATAAAAGAAGAACTCAAGACGTTTCTAAAGAATCAAGATCAGTTTAAAGATTATGATTATGATGGGGCGAACATGAGTGTACTATTAGATGTGCTATCATATAACACATTCTTTAATAGCTATTACTATAATGTTGCTATTAGTGAAATGTTTCTTGATAGTGCTACACAGCGTAATAGTGTTATTTCTCATGCAAAGGAACTTAACTATTTGCCTACTTCAAGACGTAGTGCAAGTGCTAAAGCAACTGTTAGTATATCATATCCTGGGCGTGATAGCAACTACTTTCCACTACCAAAGGGATTGCCATTAATTGGTCGATGTGGTAATAAGACATATAACCTTCTTACAGATAGAGCATATAATGCTGTACGAGACCCCAATAACAATAGTCTGTATACTGTAGATGTTGATGTATATGAAGGTCGTACTATTAAAGAAACAATTACTATTAATGATACTGTTCTAGCAAACCCTAATATAGACACAAGAAGTCTTGAACTCACTGTGAATGGTGCTGAGTATACTTATCGCTCTGATGTAACTGGCGTAACACAAGCAGATAAGGTATTCTATTTACAGCCAGAGAACGATGGTAAGTATTCTGTACAATTCGGAAAAGATAGATTTGGTAAACAGCCAACGATCACTGACTCTATTATAGCAGAGTATAGAATCACTTCAGGCGCCGATGCCAACGGCATCGAATCATTGACTTTGGGCGCTTTTGGCGGCGCAAGTTCAATAGAAGTATCAGTGCATTCACCATCTTCGGGCGGAAGAGATGCAGAAGACATTGAATCAATTCGAGCGTTTGCACCAAAGGCGACTCAAGTACAAGAAAGAGCAATTACAAGAAAAGACTATGAGACTCTACTGCGTTCTCGTTTTCCTAACATTCAGGCGATATCAGTATATGGTGGTGATGAGATTTATCCACCACAGTTTGGTAAGGTCATTATCTCTGTTGACGTAGTTGGTGGTGAGGGTGTTGCTGACTATGAGATTGCTAACTTTAAACGCTATCTATCTGATAAGACTCCACTGACAATTGAGCCTATCTTTTTAACTGCGAAGTTTATGTTTGTAGATACAAATGTGAACATTACATATGATCCACAGTTAACAAGTAAGTCGCCAGGTCAAATACAAAGTGAAATTGATCTTGCGATTATAGAATATCAGAATAAGAATTTAAATGACTTTAATAAGACAGTAAGACAATCAAGACTAGCGGCATATCTAGATTCTATTGATCCTTCGATTGTATCTACTGATATCTTTACTCAGCCCATTATTGAGTATGTGCCTGATCTAGATGTTACCAAGTCTCCGGCATTCTCGTTTGAAGCAAAACTAGTTCAACCATATCCATTTGATGAAGACAATGGCTTTGATACATTCCAACCTGCTGTAACAAGTACACCATTTGTTATTGAGAATGAAGTCGTGACTTGTAAAGATGATGGTCGAGGCAATATGATGCTTGCTGTTGCTGATGGTAATACTGAGAGAGTGTTTAAGCCTATTGTTGGTACGATTGATTATCTAACTGGTGACATTAAACTGATTGATTTAACAGTTAGTTCGTTCTCAGGTAAAGCAATTAAGTTCACGGCAAACACAGTAAATAAAGATATCAAGCCACCAAAAGATCGTATCATTGTGATTCGTGGTGAAGATGTAACAGTCACAGTAACTCCATTGGAATCATAATATGCCCGTTGAAGTAAGAGATAATATCTATTCTGACATAGCGAGCCAGTTTCCGGCTGTCTATCGTGAGCATAACGATGTCTTCGTTGAATTTATCGAGTCTTATTATAAGCATCTTGATGAAAAGATTGATCGTGATGTTCCCAAAATAGGTGACATTGATAGAACTCTTACTAGCTTTCTTGTCTATTATAAGAAGAAGTATCTTTCGGGATTGCCATTCGAGCCTACTGTAGATGTTCGTTTTATTCTAAAACACATTAAAGACTTCTATGTAAGAAAAGGTACAGAAGAAAGTTTACAACTATTGTTCCGTATGTTCTTTAATGAGAACATTGAAATTCAATATCCATCTACTAACATCCTTAGACCAAGTGACTCACTATGGGGCGGTGAAGAGTTTCTTGAGATGAAGCCAGTCTTTGATGTTGGTGGATATCCTATACAACGTGGTAATACAATTCGTGGTGATCTATCATCTGCTTCTGCGTTTGTTGACGATATTGTATTTGTTAACATTGGTGGTGCTGTCACCCCCATTGTCTATATGTCTAATCTTAAAGGTAAGTTTACTGTAAATGATTCACTTGAGGTTATCTCTGCTGATAATCAAAATGTAGAAACAATTAAGAACGCAGGTAAACTTATTAATGGTTCAATATCAAGTATTGATGTATCTAATGCAAATCGATTACCTTCAAATAGAGTTGGTGATAAAGTTCAGTTAGCATCAAGAAAAAATGGTATTGGTGCAACAGGTACAATTGCGGCAGTGAGTGCAGAGTCTATTGGTAGTATTGACTACGAAATTGTAGACGGTGGATTTGGATATATCAAACCTGGGACACTACAGTTTAGTCTCACTGACGAATACTACAATGACATTGCTGTAAGTAATAGAGTGATTGTGTTACATGATGATCAAGTGTTAGATATTAAGGGTGGAGATACAATCATCTTTCCGGGTTCTACAGTTGACCATGATAACAGAGTAGAGAATGATGTTCACTACAGTGTGACTGGTGCGGCACGAGTTGTTGACTACAGACACCCTCTTCTTTTCATTGAAACAAGGTCTCTTAGAGATGATGTGTTTGATTATCTTACTGACACATACACGAATCCAAATGGAGATGTTCGCAATGTGCTGTATGATAATTATTTTAATGCTCTTGCTAAGTTTAATAATCAAGCCGCATCTAGAGTATTTTCTGTTCCACCAGAAAAGTCAGATCAAGTTAAAGAGATTTATAACAAACTAATAGACGATGATGGTAATATATTAGGTAGCTTTACTGGCAATAATCAAGATGGTGACTTGTCACAAACATCAGTGAAGGTAAATGATGTTGACTTCGAGTTTATCTTTAAGTTTCTTCAGAGTGTGAACAATGGTATTCAAGATGCTGAACTCATCAATAATGTAGAAGCGATTAACTTAGCAATCAAGAGTGGTGGAGATATTCCAAACTTGAATGCTACGGGCGTTGTAAACAACACTCTTCTTCAAACCGAAACTCCTGATCGTATGCCAACAGTTGCTCCAGTTCCCGCAGGACCAGGTGGAAATATAGCCGCTAACAATACACAAGGACTTAGTGGTTTCATGAATCTGTCTTTGGGCGATCTTAAAGATGGACAATTCTATACGATTGTTCACCCAGGAACCACTCTTACAGATGATGACTGGAAATTAATTGGTGCAGAAAAGGGTATGATTGGTACTGATTTTAAATTTGTTGCCGCAGACTTACATCTCGTAACAATTGAAGGTCAATCGCCTGTTAGTGTAACGCCAACAACACTTGCAAGACATGATGCAATTTTTGCTAATCATAAGCAGGTTCTTGCGAGACTATATCGTTGGCTAACATTTAACGAAATTATACCACAGCTAACGATTGGCGCATCTCTTGAGACTCCACCATTATATCCCGATACAGTTTCAGCAGAGTTCCCTGCTAATGATCCAGATACTGGGCTTGCTCTTGCTGATGGTTTGGCTCATCCAAGAAGAAGAACTCCAAACTATGAGCAATATGATGCATATCACATTCCTCTTGCTCCAACGAATTATGTGTCAGAGGGATTTTCTACATCTATTAAATGTAACTTGGTTACTGGCAAAGAGTATGTTTTGTTTAGTCTTGGTACTACTTCATATGCTGAGTGGGTTAGTCTAGGATTACCACTAGACACAGATGCATCCTTGAGAGTAAATGCTCTTGCTTCTCTGACTCCATCAAGTAACCTAACTCCAAGAAGAACATATTTTATTCATGATCTTGGGGAGATGGGTGCCGTTGATTGGGGCAAACTTGGATGGAGTGGTGCTGATAGCGATTCACTTCCTCAAGTTGGAGATAGGTTTACTGCCGCTTACCCTGTTCCAGAAATGCCCACATTCTCAAAGCAGTTTGACGGTGTGGATGTTTTTGGTACTGTTAGACCAAGCGATTCAAGTCTTAATCATTCGATAAACATTACTAATCATGGATTTGTGACTCAAGATAAAGTTACTTTCACAAAAGGCACTGGTCAAGTTGGTCTTATTGGTGGAGTTCAGACTTTAGATAACGGAGTATATTTCGTTAAAAAATTGGATGACAATCATATTCAACTTTATACTTCTTATGAACTATTTGCCGGCGATCTTGTTGAGTTTCAAGATGAAAATGTTTTGTCAACTGGTCACACACTAGCAAAAACATTTGGAACTCCTGTAGTAGTTGATCCTCATGCATTACTTCAGCATGAGAAAAAGTTTACTGCACTTGAGCCAACAGCAGAGATAACTGGAACTGGTATCGTATTAGATCATCTAAAAGTAAACGATGTAAATGCATCATCGATAACATATCTCACTACAGATGAGAATAATCAGATCGTATCAGAAACTACCAACATTAAACTTGGTACATATAATATGGAAGGTATGATGACAGATCCTGTAATAACAGGATCGCAAGAAAGAGACAGACTGCCATCTACCGGTCTAGGTAATAATGTTTCGTTTATTGGTTTGATTAACGGAAAGCCAGATCAGCCTGTTAGATGTATGAACATTGGAGCGTTTAACGACAGTTCTTCGTTTGAAATTAATAAAGTAGATAATGAAGAAACAGTTACTATTATCACTGACTTACTTTCTGATGTTGCATTGGATACGATTTCTATTCAAGACATAAGTGGTTCAGATATATTCAGGGATGGTATATACGATCTATCTGGTCCGACTCTAGAAACTGCCAACACTGAATATCGAGATGCATTTAATAAAGTTACTTTTACTTTAGGAAGTATAGCTGAGTTAACAGAAGATAGACCAGGAACAGATTATGAAAACGATGTTGGTGTTCGTGTCATAAATGATGTAATTGCAAGATTTAACAAACAAGATTATATTGTTAATTTTGACTCATCTGATTTCACATTAAGCACTGGTGAAATAGTAACGCAAGAGAGAATCTTAGAATCAACAGATGTGGATTACAATCTTCAATATACGCCTGAGCAGATTTCCACAATACCTGCTAGTTCTCCTACTGCTAACCCCCAGATTACTTACTCAACAAGTGAAACAACTTTTGAATTGGTAGATGAAACATATGAAGTTAGGGCGCAGTTTATAAAAAGAGAAGAAGAAGATTTTTACTTCAGGCACATGAGTTTCTACGAGTTTGATCAAACTATACCAGTGAACATCAGAGCAAAAGATAGAAATATTACAGTACTTAAAAGAGATACAAATTCTCTTCCTATGGGAGCAAATGCTAATATCATAGGGCCAGCCTTCTATGATACTGGACAGATTACTGAAGTGTCTGTAAGTCACACAGGATACAAGTTCGAAGATGGTGAAGTTGTTGACATAATAAACACAATGCCAGACAGTCCTAGATTTGAAAAGATTGTTGGTACTGCACAAGTGAGAGTATTGGGTCAAGGTAACACTTTGGGTAGATGGAAGAGTAGAACCTCTTTTGCTAGTGACATGAGTGCTAGAATTGCAGACAATGATTATTATCAAGAATACTCTTATGATATATCTTCTATGATTGATCCAGAAGTTTACGGACCTTTGGTTAAAGATGTTGTTGGTGTTTCTGGTACAAAAATGTTTAGTACGCCTTTGATAAATAGTGATAACGTATTAGAATCTAATGTTGATTCTGTAGTGACTAGATTCGAGATTAAGAAAGATATTCTAAAATCAGAGTCTACTTTTGTTGGTACAGATGGTCAGGTAAACACTGTTGATAACGCTATTGAGAATAGAGATTTGATTTTGGATGGTCCTACTGTTAATGATGATTCAGATCAGGATAATGATGAAAGATATATTGCAGTTACTGTTGAGAAGGTTCAGGAATAATGTCTAAAATTTTAAAAATAAAATCAGATGGTGATCCTTACCCAGCCAATGCTGGCGGTGTTTCGAGAGTGGGTAATGTCATTAGCGTTTCAGTACCAGTAAACGATAATAGACTTAGAAAGTTTGCTCGTGATATTGGAGACGATCCTAATGCTGATATGGCTAGAGACAAAGAAATAGAAGACCAAGATCACATTTTTCAATTTAGGTACAGAGCAGGACAAAGAAATATTGGGGCTTCAAATCCACAGAGTGTTTATTCTGATGATGGTGCTATAGGGGTGACTGTAAATGGTGTTCCAATATATCCACCCGGAGTAAACTATAGTCCGAGAAGTGGTAATGTTGCGGCGGCGGGTTTACGATTTGATGCTGTATATTCAGAAAACAGTGCATTAGACCAGGCTGGCGGTAGACCAGAGGGTGAAAATAATGAGTATAGATATAGAAGTAGTTCGTTCTATACTAAGGGATTCGGAACACCATTAGAACCCAACAATAGATTTAAAACATCCAGTTCTTATTTTAATGACAGTAGCTTTAGTTCCGACTATTTACGACATGATGAGTCTTCGTCAAATGGTCTGCCACCGGGACATTCTAAAATAGTTGGTTGGGCTTTTGATGGACATCCAATTTATGGACCCTATGGATTTACAAATCCATCTGCTCCAGATGAGGCAAGTGGTGTTAAAGTTATGTCTAGTGGTTATGCTCTAAAAGATGACGAAGTTTTAGATTTGATAACTGGAAGACCAGACACATTCTCTGCTCCCAAAGGAACATATACTATAGATTATTTTTATAATCCCGATATAGGCGCAGACTTAGATTCATTTAATGGAAGATACTGCATTACTCCAGAGTTTCAGAGTGGAACATATGCTTACTTTTTAACATTTAGCGACAACAATCTTACAACTCCTGCTTATCCATACATAATAGGAGAATTCACTAAAGAGCAACGTACTTTAGTTTAACATAGAGAAAAGAAATGGCAAAGATAATTACAGAAAATTTTAAAGTTGAAACTACTGATCGTCTATTCGATGGATTGTCTACGGATAACTTTTACGTTATGGCTAGTCAGTCTCTTGATGGACTTGAGTTTGAGGGTGAGCCAGGAATTAATAACACACAGCTTGAGAAAAGAGATTTTCAGCGAAAGGTTATATTTGGAAACAAAGTAACAAAAGCTAATGCTAGATATATGTTTCTAGAAAATCCATATCAAAGCGGAAGGGTTTACGATGAGTATGACGACACCAAAGACACAGAATCTTTAAATATGGTGGTTACTGTACAAGAAGATGGTAGTGACAACTTTCTTGTACTGAAATGTATAGACAATAATAATGGCGCAATATCTTATGAAGTGCCCGGTGCTGTAGACGATACTGTCTATAGCAAAGTTACAACTCAAGACGGATACGTCTGGCAGTATATGTTTACTGTAGAGAAAGCAGAAATCACCCAATACAAAACTGGAAGCCACTTACCACTACCGACATATCAGGGCGTTGATGGTCTGGCTTACGGTGATCCAGAAGTTGCAAAGAAAGCGCAAGAAGATATATCTAATATTAAAATAGTATCAACATATGAAGGTCAGTTTAGTCAGTATCTATTTGGTGATGCAACCTCTTCTGCTAACACATCTTCTGTTCAATCTATATCTTCTATTGATTCTGCTACTCCTGGTATAAAAAGAATTGTAGTGACCACTACACCTAAAACTGGTAGAGCCTTGTATAGTGTTGATGGCGCATATAAGAATATGTACTTACGTCACAACTCATCTGGGTCTTTGTATGATGTTGTTGATTCTGTAACAACAATAGGTAGTAATCAGATAACACTTTTTGTTAGAGTCCCTGCTGACTCTACCGATAGCTTTGTTCCAGTTGAGGGACCCGTAGAGTGTCAGTTAGTTATTAAAATCAATGTGTCACCAAGTAAATTAGGATTTTACCAAGAAGAGGGTGTAAGTAATAGCAGAAAGAAAGATTTTCGTGCTAAAGCGTATGGAGTTCTTGATGAGACTGGAACATTAAAACGAGTTGCGTTTGAGACAAGAGGAAGACATTACAAGTTTGCCACTGCTGAAGTAGTTTATCCACCACTTTTGAAAGGTTCGCAATCTGTTAGTGATAATCCAACAGTTCTTAGAGCAATTGTTTCGCCTAAAGGTGGACATGGTTCAGACCCAATTTCTGAACTAGCAATGAGTAGATTAGCTGTAGTAACTAACTTTGATGGAGCAAACGAATTTGTTCCAGATGTTAACACATATAGTATTGTTGGTCTACTCAAAAACCCAACAATACAAGATTCTAATGGCGTTTCTACCATACCAACAAACCCGACACTAGGGCACTCTTTCGACAACAGGGCAATTATTAGATTGCCAGGTAACGAGTTAAAATTACCACTCGATTCTGATGGTAGAAGTGATGAACTTAATCAGGGTGGAAAGATAAATCAGTATATAGAGCAGTATATCAAGACGATAGATATACAAGCGGCTCAAGATGGAGTGAGTTATACTATTGTAGATCCTGGCAACATGACCACAACCGATGATTGGGCATCATTCCAAACTGAAGGGGTCTTGGGTGGAGAAGTAGGAACAGTATTTACAATGCAAAATAAGAGTCAGTTAGATGGTAGTAGAACAGCAAAAGTCGCATTTGCAACAATTAGAGAAGATGTTTTGGCTAACGACTATGATTACTCTTTAGATATCATAACTGCTAGAATACATGAGTTAAAATATGTAGAGTTTGACGGCGAAGGTAATTCAGTAGACAAAACTGAGATATATGTAGTTGATTATTATGGAGACTTCCAACACAAAATTCAGAAGGGCATATTCTATATTAAAGACAGCCTTTCGTCTTCAGTCAGTATAAATAATGAGATAGTAGACGAAATTGTATATGGAGAATACGAAGTATATAGTGGTGAACTTTTACACTTTATAGACTTTGCACCTATTACTAGAGAACCAGATAAGAGTGAAAAAATAAAGTTCACGTTTGATTTTTAAGGAAAAGAGAATATAACACATGGGTATCAACAAAAACTTAAATGTAGATCCGTATTATGATGACTTTAATGAAGAGAAGCAGTTTAACCGTATTCTCTTTAAGCCATCTAAAGCCGTACAAGCTAGAGAGTTAACTCAGCTTCAAACTATTTTGCAAAAGCAGGTAGAAAGATTTGGGTCTAATGTGTATAAAGAAGGCACTATCATTAGTGGTGTTAACCTTACCACTCGTGACGATCTTTTCTATGTTAAAGTGAAAGATCAGCCAGGGTTTACTAACCCAGCACTCTATAACGAAGTCATCGCTGATGATGGCACTGCTACAAGATTTGTTTTGAGAGGGCAAGACTCTGGATTGCTTGCGGAAATCGTTAAAGGTCTTCCTGGCTTTGAAACATCTTTACCAAACCTTAAAACTTTTTATATTACATACTTGAATACTACAAACGATGGAACTAGAGATGTAAAGCAGTTTGGACCCGGTGAACTCGTTGAACTATTAGACCGTGATTTAGCACCAATTATAGATTCAAATGGTGACGCCATTGCATTTACTACAGCATCTGATTCTCAAGATCAAGTAGGTAGAGCATATGGTATCTCTTGTGAAGAAGGGGTGATTTTCCAAAGAGGTCACTTCATTTATGTTGAAAGACAACTTATCATTGTAACTAGGTATAGTAACATACCCGGTCAAGATGGTCTAGACCCAGAAGACCCAGATAAAATAAATCCAGTTTCAGTTGGTTTTGACATTAAAGAAAACATAGTCAACTCAAACTTAGATAATAGTCTATTAGATAATGCCAATGGATTTAACAACTATCAAGCACCTGGTGCTGATAGATTACAACTTATTCCTACTCTAGCTTCTTACAATACTTCATCAGAGCCAACAGACTTCTTTGCGTTAATAAGATATGTTGATGGCAAAACTATTAGACTTCGTGATAGAACAGAACTTAATGTTTTAGGAGAAGAATTAGCAAGAAGAACTTACGATGAATCTGGTCACTATGTTCTTAGTGGTTATAAGGCTTCACTAGAAAACGACAATGCTGTACCCAAAGTAGTTATTAGCCCCGGTAAAGCATATATCTATGGTAAAGAAGTTAGAAATATACAGACCAAGAAACTCGAAATTCCACCATTAACTGCAAAACAAGTAAAAGAAAATGAACTTACTACTGTCCAGTATGATCAACATTACGAGTTTGATTTAAGTAGTGACACTCAATCAGAAGCAGGTGACTGGCCCACAACAGTAGCTTTTGATATATCTGGTGGAGTAGATAACACACTAACTCAGTATAAACTTGTTGGTCAAACTGCGAGCCCTGATAATAATCAAATAATCGGAACTTGTAATATCAGCAATATTGGTGATGGTAAAGTATTTGTCTTCAATGTTAAGAAGAAAGATGGTATGGAAGCGATTTCCCCATCTCATATCGCTCCACCCGATTATGTGCAGGGCACTGCAACCACAACTGGTTGTCTGCCATTAAAATATGTTTCTGACAGTGACGAGATTGGTAACAAACGCTATCTTGGATTACAGAATCAACCAGATGGTGTTATGATTTTTGATACTGGAAAACTCAGTGTAGACAGTATAGAATCTGTTAATGTTGTTAGAAGAGAAAGAATAGAAGGCAAGCAATTAGGTGCTGATGGTGCTGATGCTCGTACAACAAATATACCCACTACTGGTACAACAACTAATCCACACGTTCCTCAGAAGTCTAGTGATGTTGTTGGTATTACAACAACTGGTACTCCTGCGAAAACGAGAATTGTTAAACCAACAACTGTAGATCAGTTGCCTGATGCAAATTCACTGGGTAGAAGTGACGGTATATCTGTAGAGTTTGGTGCTAGTACTGGAGTTTCAGCAACACAAACATTTGATTACATTTATTATAACAAAAGATATATGAATGTTTCTCCAGATACATTGACATCAAGCACTGGATATATTAAAACAACATACTCGCCCGCTACTAAAACAGCAGATTTGGGTGTTCCAAATGTCATCAAAGTGTTAAGAATTCTTACAGATGATGGTAGCGGAAATTTAACAGATGTCACCAAAAAATTTAGACTGATCAATAACCAAAAAGATAGTTTTTATGATTTGTCTTATATTCAGTTGAAGCAGGGCGAATCCCAGTTAACGATAAATCAGTTGATCGTTGAAATCAGATATCTAAGCAGAACTTATTCTGGTGGCTATTTGGTTGCTAATAGTTACTCTAGCATTACTGCTCAAGACAAGGCACTAATTAACAGATACACTGCTAAAAATGTTAGAACATATGATGTGTTGAACTGTTTTGATTTACGACCATATGCTAAAATGAAAGTCGATAGTGTCACTAACTTGCTTAGTGAAGCAAAACAAGTTAATGCTGATGTAGACTTAACAGATCCTGCACAATCATACTTAAATCAAGTAGGTGTAGATCATCCGGCAGATATTATTAGATACGCAGATTTTGCTAATGGATTTACAATCAACAGCAAACAGTCTTACTTTTTAGCAAGACTAGATACTGTTGTTTTAGATGAATATGGTAATATGAATATAGTTACTGGTGTTGAATCAGAAACTCCAGTGCCACCACCTTTGGGTAAAGAATACAAACTTGCAGATGTTATTGTTCCTAGTAGCACAACTGAGATTACTGGTAAAAATGGTATTAAGTTGAAGGGAGTAACTCAAAGAAATTATACAATGAGTGACATTAGTGCAATAGAAACAAAACTAAACAATCTTACTAATTTAGTTACTTTGAGTCTAGCAGAACAAGATGCTAAGAATATGCTGATAACTGGTGCTGATGGAGTCGATAGATTTAAGAATGGTATTCTAGCTGATGCATTTAAAGACCTTGGTGGTGCTGATCTTAGCGATCCACAATTCAGCGCAAGTATTAATAAAACAAGAGGTGTGGCAACTCCTAAATTAAGACAGTTCCCAGTAGACTTAAAAATTGATATGTCTTCTGCAGGAACGGTAAATGTTTCCGATAAAAGCAATGAGTTTGTTTTTGAAAACTTCACCACCTTACAACCAGAAAAAACTGTAGAGTTTATAAATCAGCCCTTTGCTACAGATTTCAGAAGCTGTGTGTCTAACTACTATAGCTATCAAGGCGTAGCGGATATATATCCTAAGTTCGATGTTGGATACGATGTTACTCAAAATCCAGATATAAACTTTGAAGTAGATTTCGCTACTCCTCTATTAGACCTAGTAGATAATATTCAACAACTCATTCCTTTGACCACAGAGGGTGAGATTACTGAAGTCTTCAATGGAAGAACTTGGGAGCGCCTTGCATGGCCCGACTTCCCACAAAGAGAAACGTGGATGACTAGAGTTGATAACTTCACTGAAATGCAAGATATCACTAGTTTGGTTAGTTCTGAATCGAGTACAACAGAAGTAGTAGGAAATTTTGTTACTGATATAAGTATGAAGCCGTTTGTTAGATCACAGAATGTTCAAATTCTGGTTGGTGGATTAAGACCAAACACTAGACACTACTTCTACTTTGATGAGAAAGATGTAGGCGATCATGTTGGTCCTATTTATGATGTGCAGAATATGCTAATACCAGACACGCTAACAAGATCGAAGCAGTTGGCTTACTTCGCTAATCTCGGTACAAAAGGTAGAGCAGTATATTCTGATGCTAATGGTAGACTGGTTGCTCAGTTTAGAATACCTAAAAACACATTCTATACAGGCGAAAACTTATTAGAAATTAGTGATGTTGATCAATATAATTCTATAGAGTCTGCTGGCGCATCTTATGCTAAAGCTACTCACAGAGGATATTCGTTTGGAATTGAAAAGTCTGAACTTAATGCAACAACTAGAACTGTAGACTTTGACACTCAAACTGATACTGTAGTTCTTAGAGAGTTCCAGAGACTAAGAAGAGATCCTATTGCTCAGACATTTAGAACATCTTCTGCTATGGTTAAAGAAGCGTCTTACATCTATGTAAGCGATCTTCAAATTAACTTTAAGAGCAAAAGTAACACGGCAGGTGTTACTGTTCAGTTAAGAGAAACTCAGAATGGATTGCCTACAAAAAATGTTTTACCTGGCGCTACTGTCACATTAAGACCATCTCAGGTTAATGTAAGCGATGATGGTAGAACTCCAACTAGATTCATTTTTGATGATCCAATAAAACTAAAAGCAGACGAAGAATATTGTTTTGTGGTCATACCCGAAGGTAATTCACCAGACTACTTAGTTTGGACATCTAAAGTTGGTAACACGAGTAAGTCGAAAGGTACTTTTTCTACTCAAGTTGCTGTTACTAACGACTGGGGTGATGGTGTTCTATTTACATCTACTAACGACAGTGCTTGGAAGTCATATCAAGACGAAGACATTAAGTTTACCTTGAGTAGACTAGAGTTTAAAACTTCTGGGTCTGTAGACTTAGTGCCAAATGATTTAGAATTCTTAGACATCAGACTTAATAGAGCAGTAACTCCAGAAAATGAATCAAACCCAAGTATCGTAGATATTGTTGACTTTACTCCAGGTGAAATTGTTTATTCTAGTGCGGCGACAACCACAGATGGAACTCTTATTCCAGATGTACCAGTTTCAATGGATTTGTCTGGTAGTACTTCTGCACCAAATCTTTTGAGAATAAGAACAACTGAACTTACCGACTATGGAGTTGCCTTCCAAGTTGGAGATAGTGTATTACTTGAGTTGGGCGTGCAAAAAACTATTGCGACAATAGAAAGCAGTAGGCTTGATGGAGAGTTCACAGAGTATACGATAACTGGAGCATTCTTTAGCATACCTACCGGTCAAGCACCAACTGTCAGTGTTACACTTGTTGTCTCTGGGATAGTGTCTCACTATGATCCAAAAGACCCTAGCAGATTACAGATAAAAGAAAGTACTGCTAGAGGGATGATTGCTGGCACAAGTAATTTCTTAAACAATAGTACAACGAGAGATAGTTTTGGTGGCTTTGATGTTGGTCAAATATACACCATCACTGATCTAGGCGATAACCCCGTCAACATTAATGATAGAAAGTTAGCATGGCAATCAGTCGGTGTTCCAGTTGGAAAAGAAGTTGTGGGTACTACATTCGTATGTACTGATGAAGGTACAAGTGATTCTACACAATCTACTGGTTATGGAGATGGTGAAGCTAGACCACATAACAGGGCTATAATAGGTTTAGAAAGTGGAGCGCAAGCGACAATAACAGAGGCAACTGAGGAAGTAATATCATATTTCCAACCACAAGTACCTATTGATAACGCAGTTACCTCTAGTGCCGCATTAAGATTAAAAGAATATACTGACGAAAGTGGTAATATTGTTCAGAGCAAACCCGTTTCGCTCACGAATAATAACTATTCGACATTAAATGTTAGAAAACTCGTAAGTAAAAGTAAGATGATCAAAGAGGGGTTGAGCGAAAACTTTGTGATTAGTACATCATTAAGCACAAATAATAACGCAACGACACCTATGATAGATGTTGATGTAGCAGAACTAAATGTGTATCAATATGATCTTACTCAATCTGACGATACTTCTTCAAACTGGATAACCAAAGAAGTTATTCTGGATAAGAATCTACCTGCTGTTGGTCTTCATGCCGTTGTAGAAGCATATAGACCACCAGGCACCACCTTATCTGTGTATGGTAGATTTACTTATGTGGACAATCCAGATTTGAAAACTGATTGGGTGAAGTTGGATCATCATCCTGAAAATACCCGACTGTTTTCTAGTTCTGATAATATCAATGACTATAAGACATATAAGTTTGACTTAGGTGAAAGCCCTACAGCAGAAAATGCATTTTTAGGTGAAGAGTTTGCGACATTCCAGATTAGACTTTCACTTAGACATATGAGTGATGTAGATATTAACAATGTTCCCGAAATGGAAATTACAGATGTTGATCGTCAAATTAACACATTCGTACACTTTAGCAAGTTAACAGCAGTGGCAGTCACATAATGAATGACAATAATTTTGTAAGAACTGGTGATGGAAAGGGTTTAATAAACACTGATATTTCTGCCTACAGAAGTGCTTTGGCGAAAAGAAAACAAGATAAATATATCAAAGGATTGGAAATGAGGATACAAAAATTAGAGTCCTCTATGGAACTATTACAAAATACGATTAAAGAGATAGTAAAATGACACAAAGAACAAAACAAAATATTGATCTTGATAAGGTATTTGGGAGCAATACGTTCGAACAATGGAGAGAGTTGACAAACAACATTGTTGACATTCTTGCAGACACTGTTACTGTGGGAAGTAGTGCCGGTAGCACTACTGGAGACATTACTGTGACTGGTACTCTTTCTTTATTAGGCGAAGATTTGGCGGGAAATCCGACTAACTTTTTAAAGACTGATAGGATTAGAGCATCAGCAGAGTCAAATCCATTTGTTCTTATCGAAGATTCGACAGAGGTTTCTGGCGATTATTTAAAAATATCTTCATCTAGCAGTGATGCGGCCGATGCTTCTATTAAGTTACAGTTTTCTAACCCCGCAAACACTGGTTCTGAAGACACTTGGTTCTTGTCTACTAATGCTGATCACTCACAACTGACCATTGGTGATGGTACTCATAATCTTATGTTGCACACCAATAACACAATAACTTCTCAGGATTTAACTATTGCTAACGCAATGTTAGGTGCTGATATTAGTGGAGTTACAATTGGTGCTAATTCGCAAACTACTGGTAACTTTACTCTATTAGGCGGTACAACTATCACGGCAAGCACTGGATTTTCAGGACCCTTGACTGGTAATGTGAGTGGTGACTTAACTGGTGACATCTTCGCCAGTAACGCTACGACCAAAATACTTGAGAGTGGTACAGATGGTAGTAATGCGACATTCAGGGGTGATATACTAGCTAAAGTTGGTGGTCAAACTATTTTGAATTCAGGCACAGATGGTAGTGATGCGACATTCAGTGGTAATGTTACTGGATCATTATTTGGTAATGCTGATACTGCCACACTTGCCGGTGATGCAAACACACTCGCAACTCCTAGAGATATCGGTGGTGTTGCATTTGATGGCTCTCAAGATATTGACTTGCCTGGTGTTAACACAAGCGGTAATCAGAATACTTCTGGTATTGCTGACTACGCCAAACAAGTCATGGTAAAAGATACTGAAAAGCAATTAACTGGTACTCACCAATATAGTGTTGTGTTGACTGATCATGATAATTCAACTGATGCATATAGAACACTTGAAGCTGATCATGGAATGATGTTTAATGCAAGTAATAATACATTAACTGTAGATCATCTTGTACTTCGAAGGGGTGGAGATATAAAAATCAGAGGCGCCTCACATACTACCAACAATCCAGTATTTGATGGTGAAATGTCTGGTAATGCCGCTACTGCAACCAAACTAAAGACGCCAGTTAATATTGGTGGTGTATCTTTTGATGGGTCTGGGCCTATTACATTGCCTGGTGTTAACGCAGGTGGTAATCAAAACACAACTGGTAAAGCGAATACTGCGGGTCATGCAGACAAAGCGGCGGCTCTTTCTAATAAGGTGTCCATTGGTGGTGTAGTTTTTTCTGGAACATCAAGCATTGACTTGCCTGGTGTTAACACAAGCGGTAATCAGAACACAAGTGGTAAAGCGGCTAAAGCGGGTCATGCAGACAAAGCAACCAGTGCAACCAGTGCAACAACTGCGGGTACAGCAACCAGTGCAGGTAGTGCATCAACTGCGGGTTCAGCAACTCATGCCGGATACTGGACAAGCCCAAGAACATTAACATTAAATGGTGATGTTAAGGGATCGGTCTCTATTCAAGGTAAGTCTGATGTTTCTCTATCATGTAAAGTTCAAGATGAATCGCATAGTCACAAACTTGCTGATATCAATGGTCTAGCTGAAGAACTATTAGAAGGGAAATATGTCTCGATAGACAATATGTGGCCTCCCGGCTCAGTAATCTGTATGGGTAATGATAACGATCCAAATGATTTTCTTCCGGGCGATTGGGTAAGATTTGGTCAGGGTAAAACATTAGTTGGTGGTAATGGCACTAAATCAGGCGGCGCCGACCCATATAGAAAAGAATCCCACTGGCCTCAGGCGAGTAAGTTTACTGGATTTAAGGGTGGTGCTGATAGAGTTTCTTTAAAAACCAGTGAACTGCCCCCTCACAAACATGACTATGAAATTAGATCAGGCCGTAGTTATAAGAAAAGTGGTAAGTCGGCTAAAAACGGCGTTACTCAGGGTAGTAAT